GGAATGGACAGGTCGAACGACAGCCCCGACAAGAGTGGGGAGTAGATCGCATTGATTTCAGAAACCAAACTTGTCGGGGTAGTAGTCATTGCTTAGTCCTCAGTGGCCAAAGCCGCCGCCTGCTTGGCAGCAATCCGCTCACGCTGCTTCTCGTCCAGCGGTTCCAGTTCCTGGATGTTGTAGCGCGGCACCTCACGGGTGACCACCTCACGACCATCCTTGCGGGAGCTGTGTAGGAAGAGCTTCGACTCGCGCAGAGTGTTGAGAATGATCTCCGGCACATGCCAGGGCTTGTTGAAGTGGAAGTAAAAGCGCAGGTTGCCCACTTCACCGTTCGAGACCGAGATGATGTCACCGGTCTGGTCAGCCTTCTGGGGGTCGTTGCAAGTGATAATCACCCGGCGCAAACGCTTGGCAGGGTGGATTTCCGAGTTGGGCTTCTCCAGGGCCGCCACCAGAGGGGCAACGGGCTCAGCAGCTGCGGTCGGAGCAGAAGCTTCCGGATCCGGCTCATCACGCAGCTTGGCTGCGATCTTGGCCGCGATGGTCTCGTTCTTGGCCATCGGGTGGACGGAGATGCCCAGGAGCGCAGCTCGCTCGAGAAGCTCGGTTCGGTAGCCCGGGTCATCGATCGACGGGGTGGGGGTTTCTGGATTGGTCATTGCAGAGAGTCCTGTAGTGGGATGCAAAGAGGGACCGGAGGATTACCCCCGGTCCCTCTAGGTTACAGCAATGTCCCGGAATTTTGGGACTGGTCCTTGATTACAGGACCGGCGCGACGGTGAGGATCAGGCCCAGGCGCTCCGGACGCTGGATCAGAGTGGCATACCACCACTGGATCGAGCTGAAGCCCTTGTTGCCGTACGGGTTATCCAGGGTCGCCATGCCGGCACCCGGCTTGTTGATGATGATCTGGAACTTGGTGCCGTTATGGGTCGTCTGGAAGCCGACAGTGGCGAACGAGTCGTCACCCACGACCAACATCGGGAACACCATGTACTTGTCGGTGGCCAGGTCAACGAACTGGTAGCCGTTGTTGACGCCGTTGGTGGTGAGGTTGGCACCGTCACGCCAGTGCTGCATGTCGGGATGCACGACCACACGGAAGTGGTACAGGGTACCGATCTCGCCGTTAAGAAGGGCACCACCGGCAGCGTACTTGTGTACCGGGACGAAAGCAGGCTGGGAGTTTGAATCCAGCATGTTCTCGACGGTCGGCTGCAGCTCCGTACCGATGAACATCGGACGGGACGAACCGATGGTACGGGTGTCCGTCAGATTGGTGCCGGTGTACATCTTGAAGGACTTCGGGGTCTCGGCGTTGTCGAGCATGATGCTCAGCGCCTGGACATCCTTGTACTTCACGAGGGACGCTGCGGCACCACCTTCACCGGTGATCGTCGCACGGCTGGTAGCCGAACCCGCGTAGCGGATGGTCTGCGCACCGGCCAGGAGGTGCATCATCAGCAGATCTTCGCTGACTTTGCAGGCCGCATTGACCAGCTCGGTCGAGAAGTGCGAGACCAGCATGCTGTCGGAGTCGAACTGCTCAGCTTCGTCCGACCACTCCAGGAACATGCCCAGGCGGGTGATGGTGGCAGTGCGCTGCAGACGAGTCACGCCGACCTTGTTAGGGCGAGCGCTGTTCTCGTTGACCAGCGGCAGCTTCGCGGTGATGGCAGCAACGTCTTTGGCCGAGCCGTAGAGGTTACCGGCCTGCACCGTGGTGCCGTCAGCCGCCAGGCCTTCCGCGTAGGTGTTGCGGTCGTCGAGGATAGGGACGTACAGGTCCTGGACGATGGTCTTGCCCATGTTGCGCGGGATCGACTTGGCCGAAGGAGCCAGTTCGTGCAGGTACTGCTTCTGGCGGGCGTCGATGAGCGCCTGCTTCTCATACTTCAGGAGGACGGCCTGGGGACCAATGTCCGAGGCGGTGCCCGGAGGGGCGTTGTAGGTGATCGTCACGGCGTGAATTCCTTATGTGGGCTTGTGATTCTTGAGGAACTCCTCATCCGACATCAGCAGGTAGTTCGGCGTGGCAGTCGCCGGACTCGGCGTAGACCGTACCGACGCTGCTCTGACTGCTGCAGGGTTCGGAGTAACAGGTTGAGAAGCTACCGCAGGCTTCACGACGACCGGAACTGGAGTTGCGGGAGTCGGATTTTCCTGCTGGGGGGCCAACAGACCCTTTTCATGGAGCTCATTGCCGACCGCCAGGTAGGCATGAATGAAAGGGAGTTTGGCCACTGAGGGATCGAACACCTTCCGGCGTTCTACCTCTGAAGAGATCTTGTCGTAGAGTCCCGACTGCTTATGGCCATAAAGCATGTCCAATGCTGCGGGATCTTTGTAGACCTCAGCCCTACTGGTAACGTCCCAGTCCTGTGCCACATGAGTCAGAAATTCCGTGCCGCCTTGCTCTCGAATGTTATCGACTGAGGTGCGGAACTGAAGCTGTTCATCAGGTAGTACATGGTTACCTGGGGTGTACTTTTGAGCGTCTCCGCTGGGAATCAGTTGGTGGGGTTCAAGACCCGCACTCTGAACCAGGGCAGCAATAGCCTCTGGGTTCTTCTTGGAGATGTCAATAAGCTCGTTGATCTTGGACTCATCTAGCAGACCGTGTTCCTTCAGCGTCTCAATGATCCGACGGTGAGGGGCGATCTTAGACATGCCCTGGTGGAAGCCCACACCCATCTGGGCCAGCTTGATCGCCTCCTCGACGGAGTTGATCACGATCTCCTTGCCGCCAGCCTTGATGGGCTTGCCAATGATCTGCTCGTAGGCCGCCTTGTAGTCGATGGCCACCGGTTCAGCGGGGGTATCCGCCGTCTCGCCTGCCGGCACCTCGCCGGACGCCTGCGGCGTCTCGGCGGGCACCTCTGGCTCGACCGGCGTCTCCACCGATACCTCGACCTCTGCTGGGGCTTCCACCTCGACAGGGGTCTCCACAGGCGTCTCGACGACAGCCACCGGGGCTTCCTGGCCAGGGAGGTTGTCGAAGTCCTTCTTGAAATCTTCGTCGTTCATCGTCAAGACGTTGGGTCCCATGGCTTAGGCCTCCGGGAAATCGATGACGTTGTCGTCTTCCGGATCGACCGGGCGATTCTTGTCGGCCTCGATTTCTTCCAGAGCCTGCTTCGACATATCAGCCCGCCAGATCACCACTCGCAGGAAGGCCTGGAAAGCGCCGATGGCGTGGAGATCACGCTCGATATCCGCCTGCATCTTGACGAATTCTTTCGGCGGCAGGGACATGGCCTGGTTCGTGGGCACCCAGCGGTAGGAACCGCCGATGTCGCCCAGCAGACCCGCCAGACGAGCCGGCTCTTCCTTGTAGTACACCTCGCCCACGATCTCGGCGAAGTCGGGATTCTGGAGCAGACGCTGGAGGGCTTCGCCTCGGGCAATCTGCTTGTTGGCTTCTTCGATGGTCAGTTCGACTTGGCTCACAGGTGTCACTCCTTACTCTCGGTTGCGGGAAATTGCGTTGAACAGAATAGCCTGATTGATTTGCGGAAGGCCAGGCGCACCCTCCTTTTTGGGATTGAGCAGTGCTTTCGTAACTTCCAAGTCCTGGTTCGATTCTGCCTGAGATTGCGTTTTCTGCATATCCCGGGCATGCACGGTACCGGTCTCTCGCTCGACGAAATCGAGGTCTTTGTTGTCGGCGGTGGAGCCAGCAAGCCGGGCCTGAGCCATGAAATGCGCAGCTCGGGCCTTGGACTCCGCGGTTTCAGCCTGCAGCTTAGCGATCTTGGCCTGGACTTCGGCCATTTCCATTTCCTGCATGGCCTGCTGAACCGGGTCGGGCTGCGGCTCGTAGTTTTCCAAATCGTGGGCCAGCGTCTCCATTTTGTCGAGACGAGCGATCTCCGCCATGATCTTTTTGGTAATGGCGAAGTCCACGTTCGGACCGATAGTCTGCAGCATGAAGGCCAGCTTCTGGGACTTGGCGGCATCGGCTTCAGCCGACGACACATCCGTTCGGATGTCGTATCGACCCTGGATGTCTTCTTTCCGCACAGTCACAAACTGGGTGTTGGTGACCCGGACGACCTCTTCCTCAGAAAGGAAGGCCATGTTCATCTGAGCGATCTTGGTGCCCACACGGGACACCACTTTCGCCAGGCGACGCAGGATGCTCGTTTCGCGCTTGCTGGAAGCTGCCAGCACACCCTTGACGCCAGCAGCCACCTGGCCGTAGGCGTTGCCACTGACGCCATCATCGAAAGTCTGAACACCGGTCAGCGACCCGGCGTCCTGGGTGTCCAAGGCTGAGTTCGGGATAGCCGGGTAGGTGTGCTGAACCAGCATCTGGTCAGGGCGGCCCAGCATTGGGTTGTACTGGTAGTCCATCCCATTCTCGAACCGCCTCTGGTTCGGGATGTCCAGAAAACCCTTGGGAATGCCTTGCTGAGCGTTAGCGCTTCGGGCCATCAGATCCACGATGCCTCGCGTCAGCGCACCCACAGTGGTCTGGTTTTCGATGAGGAGCTCAGCATCCGGCTCGCCGTAAATGCTGAAGCGCTTGGGCATCAGCGACCCAATGACGTAGGGCACCTTCTTGTCCGGGAAGGGGGTTTCCTCCAGCTGGACAATAGTATCGCCGACCCAGGTGGCCACGATCGACACCAGCTCACCGGTTCCATGGATGTCCCGAAACCCGTGGTACTTGTAGGCAATAACCTTGTTTCGAGCCTTGCCTTCCATCTGGAAGGTGTTCGGGGTAGGCGACTTGTGATCGGTGTCCGTCAGCAGAGTGAGCTGCTCCCAGCCCACGAGTTCCAGGTTCTTGTAGATACCCTTGGCCTTCATCTCACCGTAGTTCGTTTCGAAACTACGGAGGGTGAACATGGCTTTATCGAGCTTGCCGTTGCACGACGGATCGATATACAGATTGCGCAGATCAACCACCTCTGCCGTCGGGTGATTGGCCTCGTAATACTGGGTTTCGATCTCCTGCG